TTTTAATACCCACGGCGTTATTTTTGATGAGTTGCATACCCAGCCGAATCGAAAACTGTTTGATGTTATGACCAAGGGTTCCGGTGACGCAAGAATGCAGCCACTTTACTTCCTGATCACCACGGCGGGAAACGATACGCAGTCTATCTGCTACGAAACCCACCAAAAAGCAAAGGACATCATTGAGGGGCGAAAAGTTGACCCAACCTTTTATCCCGTGATTTATGGTGCAGAGGACGATGATGACTGGACTGACCCGGAAGTTTGGAAGAAAGCAAATCCATCTCTTGGGGTAACGGTTGGTATCGACAAAGTGCAGCAAGCCTGCGAACAGGCAAAGCAAAATCCGGGTGATGAGAACGCCTTCCGTCAGTTAAGGCTGAATCAGTGGGTTAAGCAGGCTGTCCGTTGGATGCCGATGGCGGTGTGGGATGCCTGTGCATTCCCGACCGACAAATCCGAACTGGAAGGCCGTGTCTGCTACGGCGGCCTTGACCTTTCAAGCACTACGGATATCACGGCATTCGTGTTGGTGTTCCCACCGGAAGATGAGGATGATAAATATATCATTCTGCCGTATTTCTGGATACCGGAAGATAACATTGACCTGCGTGTTCGCCGTGACCATGTGCCGTATGACATTTGGGAACGACAGGATTTGATTATGACCACCGAGGGCAATGTAGTCCATTACGGCTACATCGAGAAATTTATCGAGTCCCTGGGTGAGAAATACAACATCCGTGAAATTGCCTATGACCGTTGGGGTGCTGTGCAGATGGTGCAGAACCTTGAGGGTATGGGATTTACGGTGGTGCCTTTCGGTCAGGGCTACAAGGATATGTCCCCTCCGACCAAGGAACTGATGAAACTTGCGATGGAGAAAAAACTGGCTCACGGCGGTCATCCCGTTCTCCGTTGGATGATGGATAACATCTACATCAAAACGGACCCGGCGGGAAACATCAAAGCTGATAAAGCCAAATCCACAGAAAAGATTGACGGTGCCGTTGCCACCATTATGGCACTCGACCGTGCAATCCGTTGTGGCAACACCAACAGCGCCTCGGTTTACGATGACCGTGGCATACTTTTTATTTGAATTAAATTGGGGAACAAATCTTGCTAAAAAGCATTGAATTTGCTCCCCAATTAAAGTGAAGGAGGTTCCTATGGGAGTATTATCAAATATATTCAAGCCGAGAGATAAGCCTGAAAACAGAACAGCGGGCAGTGCCTATACCTTTTATATGGGCGGCACGACTTCCGGCAAAGCAGTGACAGAGCGTTCTGCCATGCAGATGACGGCAGTCTATTCCTGTGTCCGTATCCTGGCTGAAGCCGTGGCAGGCTTGCCTTTGCATTTATATAAATACAACGAGGACGGTGGCAAGGAAAAAGCCATCGACCATCCGCTTTACCGACTGCTCCACGATGAGCCGAATCCGGAAATGAGTTCTTTCGTGTTCCGAGAGACACTCATGACCCATCTGCTTTTGTGGGGCAATGCCTACGCACAGATTATCCGTAACGGTAAAAACGAGGTGGTGGCACTTTACCCTCTGATGCCAAACAAGATGAGCGTGGACAGGGATGAAAACGGGCATCTTTACTACACCTATTACCGTGGTCCCGATGAGGCTATCAAAAATAAGGAATTTGCAGTAACCTTGCAGCCTTCCGATGTGCTTCATATTCCGGGACTTGGGTTTGATGGTCTTGTAGGATACAGTCCGATTGCTATGGCGAAGAACGCCATCGGCATGGCGATTGCCTGCGAGGAGTACGGTGCCAAGTTCTTCGCCAACGGTGCAACACCGGGCGGTGTGTTGGAACACCCAAGCACCATCAAGGACCCGCAGAGGGTCAGAGAAAGCTGGCAGGCTGCCTTTGGCGGCAGTTCCAATTCCAACAAAGTGGCTGTCCTTGAAGAAGGAATGAAGTACACACCGATTTCCATTTCTCCGGAACAGGCACAATTCCTTGAAACAAGGAAGTTCCAAATCAATGAAATTGCTCGAATTTTCAGAGTCCCTCCACATATGGTGGGCGACCTTGAGAAGTCGAGCTTTTCTAATATAGAGCAGCAATCCCTTGAGTTTGTAAAGTACACCCTTGACCCCTGGGTAGTGCGTTGGGAGCAGTCCATTCAGAGGACACTCTTATCCCACGATGAAAAGGTGCGTTATTTTGTGAAGTTCAATCTGGAAGGTCTGCTCCGTGGCGATTATCAGAGCCGTATGAACGGCTACGCCATTGGTCGTCAGAACGGTTGGATGTCTGCAAACGATATCCGTGAACTGGAAAACCTCGACCGTATCCCTGCAGAAGAAGGTGGCGACCTTTACCTTATCAACGGCAATATGCTCCCTCTGAAAGACGCGGGTGCTTTTGCAAATACAACCGACAATGACGGAAAGGAGGAAAACCCCGATGAAGAAGTTCTGGAAGTGGAAGAACCAGGCACAGACGGAAACGATGCCGAAGGCGAGGACACTATTTCTGAACGGAACAATCGCAGAAGAAAGCTGGTTTGATGATGATGTCACGCCACAGCTTTTTAAGGATGAACTGAATGCAGGTTCCGGTGACATCACTGTTTGGATTAACTCGCCCGGCGGCGACTGCGTGGCGGCTGCCCAGATCTACAATATGCTGATGGATTACAAGGGCAATGTCACGGTCAAGATTGACGGCATTGCAGCCTCCGCAGCATCCGTGATTGCAATGGCAGGCACCAAGGTGCTGATGTCCCCGGTATCCATGATGATGATTCACAATCCGATGACGGTTACTTTCGGTGATTCCGGCGAAATGCAGAAAGCCATCGATATGCTCGCAAGCGTTAAGGATTCCATCATCAATGCCTATGAGATTAAGACAGGCTTGTCCCGTACAAAGCTGTCCCACCTCATGGATGCGGAAACATGGATGGACGCAAACAAGGCCGTGGAACTTGGCTTTGCTGATGAAATCATGCAAAGGACTGCCACGGACGAAGTGGATGTGCCACAGGTATCCATGCTTTATTCCAAAGCAAATGTGGTCAATTCACTGATGGATAAGGTTGCCGCCAAGTGTGCAATTAAATCCGAACCAACCAGAAAAACCAAAGCCGATGACCTTATGGACAGGCTAAATCTTATCAAAAATTGGAGGTAATTTATTATGACTATCAATGAACTGCGCGAAAAGCGTAACCAGGCTTGGGAGGCTGCAAAGGCATTTGTGGAAACCAAGCGCGACAAGGACGGTCTGCTTTCCGATGAGGATGAAAAGACCTATGCACAGATGGAGAAGAAGGTTCAGGACTTCGGTGCTGAAATTGAGCGTATGGAGGCGATGGCAGCTATGGATGCACAGCTTTCCAAACCTACCTCTGCTCCCATCACTGAAAAGCCTATGAACGGCAAGGCTATGGACGGTCAGAAGGCAAAGACCGGACGTGCTTCTGATGCGTATAAGGACGGTATGCTCAAGGCTCTCCGTACCAACTTCCGTAACGTGTCCAATGTTCTCCAGGAGGGCGTGGATGCCGACGGCGGTTACCTTGTACCGGAAGAGTATGACACTCGTTTGATTGAGGCTTTGGAGGAAGAGAACATTTTCCGTAAACTGGGTCACACTATCACTACCAGTGGTGAGCGTAAAATTAACATCGCTGCCACTAAGCCTGCGGCAGCGTGGATTGACGAAGGCGAGGAACTTACCTGGGGTGATGCGAAGTTCGCCCAGATTAACTTGGATGCTCACAAGCTTCATGTCGCCGTTAAGGTGACTGAGGAACTTCTGTATGACAATGCATTCGGTCTTGAGAAGTACATTCTCCGCCAGTTTGCAAAGGCACTCGCCAATGCGGAAGAGGATGCCTTCCTCAACGGTACCGGCGTGGGTCAGCCTTTGGGTCTGCTTGCATCTGAAGGCGGTGCGGAAATCGGTGTGACTGCTGCATCTGCAACGGATATCACTGCCGATGAACTCATCGACCTTGTGTACTCCCTTAAGCGTCCTTACCGCAAGAATGCCAAGTTCATCTGCAATGACCAGACTTTGGCTGCCATCCGTAAGCTGACTGACAAGAACGGCCGTTACCTCTGGCAGGATTCCGTTCAGGCAGGAGAGCCTGGCAGACTGTTGGGTTATGAGGTGCATACTTCTCCTTATTTCCCTGTTATCACTGCGGGTATGCCTGCCATTGCCTTCGGTGACTACAGCTACTACAACATCGGTGACCGTGGTACCCGCTCCTTTGCGGAACTCAAGGAACTCTTCGCCGGAAACGGTATGGTCGGCTTTGTTGCCAAGGAGCGTGTGGACGGTAAGTTGGTACTGCCTGAAGCAGTAAAACTGCTCACTATGGCTACTGCCTAAGATGGGAGGTGGCAGTGATGAGCGAACTTCTGACGAAGGTTAAGGAAAATCTGATACTGGAGCATTCGGTGGATGATGGACTGATTGAAAGGTTCATCACTGCCGCCGTTTCCTATGCGGAAAGTTATCAGCACATTGCGGCAGGATATTATATGGAAAATGCGATGCCTGCAACCACGGAACAAGCCGTGATTATGTTGGCATCACATTTCTATGAGTCAAGAGACGGTTCTACGGGCGGATTCTTCGCCGACAATGTGCAGGCAGGTCAGCAGGTATGGAATACGGTCAACCTTCTTCTCAGGCTCGACCGAGATTGGAAGGTGTGATATGAGTTTTGGAAAAATGAACGGTTTTGCTGACATTGTTATTACAAAAAAGGTAAAGGACAGTGAGGGTTTTTCTGCTACGGCGGATGAAATCCTCGCATCTGTCCGTGTTTACAGGGAAGGCTGCCACGGGAGTGAGCGTTGGGCAAACCTTGCTGCATTCTCCGAGGCAACCGACCTGTTCCGCCTCCGTGTCATTCCCGGTCTTGAGATTACCACTGACCACATTTTGGTCTGTGAGGACGGACGCTTTGAAATTACGTCCGTGGAAGATGTCAAAGGGCGTGGGATGTATGTGGAGGTGCTTGCGAAAAAGGCGGTGGCGACCAGTGGCTAAAGTGGATATCAAAATGCCGGAGGACTTTCTGGAGCGTATCTCCAGGCTTGGCTCAGACTTTGACCCCGTTGCCGAAAAGGTACTGGAAGCCGGAGGCGAGATTGTCCTTGCCAAGGCACAGAGCAATCTTTCTTCTGTGGTAGGCAGCGGCACAAAATATGAATCCCGTTCCACGGGAGAGTTGGAGGGCGCACTTGGATTGTCTGCCGTAAAGATGGACAGGAACGGCAACCACAACATCAAAGTCGGTTTTGCCGAACCCCGCAGTGACGGTATCAGCAATGCAAAACTGGCGAACATCATCGAATACGGCAAACACGGTCAGCCTGCCAAACCTTTTATGAAACCTGCGAAAACAGCATCCCGTGCTGCCTGTATCAGTGCCATGCAGAATAAATTCGAGGAGGAGGTCAGAAAGCTGTGAGTGTACTGTCAGATATCAATGCAACCCTGGAGCCGTTAGGCATTCCGCTTGAAACGGGTGTCTTTAAGGACGAGGCTCCGGATAAATATATCGTGGTAGTTCCTATGGCGGACAGCTTCGAACTTCATGCCGACAATACTCCCGAATATGATGTCCAGGAGGCACGAATTTCCCTGTATGCCAAAGGCAGCTACACCAAAGACAAAAATGCAATCGTCCGTGCTTTGCTTGGTGCGGATTTTACCATAACCGACCGCAGATACATCGGTTATGAAACCGAAACAGGCTACTTCCATTACAACGTGGATGTGGCGAAACACTATGAAATGGAGGAATAAACAATGGCTACTATCGGTCTTGACAAACTGTATTATGCCAAAATCACCGAAGATGATGCCGGGGATGAAACCTACGGCACTCCGGTGAAGTTGGCAAAGGCTATGAACGCCGACCTCTCGGTAGAACTTGCCGAGGCAACCCTTTATGCAGATGACGGTGCATCGGAAATCGTGAAGGAATTTAAGAACGGCACCCTTTCCCTTGGTGTGGATGACATCGGTGCTTCTGTGGCATCCGACCTTACGGGTGCGACCATCGATGCCAACGGTGTAGTGGTGTCTACAAGTGAAGATGGCGGCGAGCCTGTGGCTGTTGGTTTCCGCGCAAAGAAATCCAACGGCAAATATAAGTATTACTGGCTCTACCGTGTGAAGTTCGGCATCCCTGCTACGAACCTTGCTACCAAGGGTGACAGCATCACTTTCAGTACACCTACAATCGAGGGTACGATTCTGCGCCGTAACAAAGTGGATGGTCAGAACAAGCATCCTTGGAAGGCAGAGGTTACCGAGGGCGATTCTACTGTTGCAGCAGATATCATCACAAACTGGTATCAGGAAGTATATGAGCCTTCCTATGCTACCGAGGCCGCAGAATAAGGAGGATTTGACACATGGATAAAGAACGCTCTGCAATTATTAATATCGGCGGTGACGAGTATACTTTGCTCCTCACTACCAAGGCAACAAAGGAAATCGCAGGACGCTACGGCGGTCTTGAGAACCTTGGCGATAAGCTGATGAAGTCCGAAAACTTCGAGATGGCTATCGGCGAAATCGTGTGGCTGATTACCCTGCTTGCCAATCAGTCCATCCTTGTCCACAATCTGAAGAACAAGGAAAACAAGAAGGATGTCCTTACAGAGGAGATGGTGGAACTTTTGACCACACCTTTGGATCTGGCTGATTACAAATCTGCCATTACCGAGGCTTTGTATAAGGGCACCAAGCGAAATGTGGTCAGCGAGGCTGACTCAAAAAACGTGGCGGTCGAGTAAGTGACGATGAGTTATTTACTCGACTTTTATATTACGGCATCGCACATCTTCATCTGACACAGGAAGAGGTGTGGCTGATGCCGTTTGGTCTGCTCCTGGATTTATGGGAATGCCATAAACAGTATAACGGGCTTGCGAAGCCTGCGAGGGAATATTTCATTGATGACATTATTCCTGCCGGAATCTGATGAAGGAGGTGGTTTGAAGTGGCAGATGATTTTGGCTTAAAAATCGGTCTTGAGGGCGAGAAAGAATTCAAGAAGGCACTGTCAGAAATCAATCAGTCCTTCAAGGTTCTGGGGTCGGAGATGAAGGTTGTTACTTCACAGTTCGACAAAAACGATAATTCCGTGCAGGCACTGACCACAAGGAATCAGGTGCTGAATAAGGAAATCGAGGCACAGAAACAGAAAATCGAAACCCTTCGTTCTGCCCTTGCCAATGCCTCCGAGTCCTTCGGAGAAAATGACCGCAGGACACAGCAGTGGCAGATTCAGCTTAATAACGCTACGGCGGCGCTCAATGATATGGAGCGTGAACTCGACCGTAACAATGCGGCGCTTGATGATGCCGAGCGTGAAATGGATGACGTTGCTGACAGTGCCGACGATTTGGAAGAAGAAGTCGAAGATGCAGGTGATGCCGCCGATAAATCTTCCGGCAAATTTGAAAAGTTCGGAAGTGTATTAAAAGGCATCGGTGTAGCTATGGGTGCGGTAGCAGTAGCTGCAGGTGCTGCAGCAGTTTCTCTCGGAAAAGAAGTGATTGCTGCTTATGCTGATTATGAGCAGTTAGTCGGTGGTGTGGATACCCTTTTCAAAGAATCTTCGCAGGAACTGCAAACTTATGCTGCCAATGCCTATAAGACTGCGGGTATGTCTGCCAATGAGTATATGGAAACGGTCACATCTTTTTCTGCCTCCCTTATTTCTTCCCTCGGAGGAGATACCGAGGCGGCAGTAAAGTATGCGGATATGGCCATTACGGATATGGCGGATAACGCCAATAAGATGGGTACGGATATCGGACTCATCCAGAACGCA